ATTAGAAACAATCTATAAAGTTTATATACAAAAGATGTTAATGCAAGATTGTATTTTAATGCACAGAATAGATAATGCTGTTGAAAAATTAGTATTTAAAATTCCAATGGGTGGTATTCCTGCATATATGAGAAGAACATATCTTGAAAGACAGAAAAATGAATATTCTCAAAGAAGATTACCAAGTAAGGAAGGTTCTTCACCATTTAATACAATAGATGTTGCATATAATTCAATACCATTTAATGAAAATTATTGGTTACCAGTTGATGATAATGGTCAATCACCATCTATTGATAAATTAACTGCAAGTAAAGAATTAGGTCAAATAAACGACTTAGTATATTTTAATAATGAAGAAATAAGAGGATTAAAATTACCATCTGGTTGGGTTCCTTATGGACCAACTGATGGAAATAGAACAGTTCCAACTTCTAAAAAAGAAATATACGTACAAGAACATCAATTTTTATTATATTGTATTCGTATTCAAAATACTTTGGAAGAATCTTGGGATAGAGAATTTAAATATTATTTGGCACAAAATGGTATTAATATTGAAAATACATCATTCTTTGTAAAATATCATTCTCCATCTAATATTACTGAAATTACAAAACAAGAAATTGATAGTCAACGTTTACAAAACTGTCAAACAGCACAAGGTATAAAAGGTATGTCTATTCAAATGACATTAAAGCATTATCTTGGTTGGACAGATGAAGAGTTTAATGAAAATCAGAAATATCTATTACAAGAAAAGCAAGAACAGTTAAAATCTAAAAATGCTTTCATTCCAGAAGAAGATACAGACCAAATTCCAGGATTAAAAACAGTTGGTATTGATGATATTCCAGATGAATATTTACAAGATATTCAAACATCTGTCGCACCCGAATCATCTCCAATGGGTAATGAGATGGGTGGTAATCCAATGGGTGGTGATATGTCTGGTGGAGAAATGGGTGGTATGCCTGAAAATGGAATGGGTATGTAGGAGAAATGAATATGTGTGAGGATTTAAAAAAATTACTTGAATCTGTTGATGATGATAATGAATACAATCCAACAAAAGATGCAAGTAATTATAATATTAAAGATACTAGAAAACCAATCTTAACATTAGCTGCTTTAAATCGTTTAAAAACAATGAGAGTGCTAAAACGTAAAGAACAAATGCAGGATAATTCATTTATTCCTGTAATTTATGGAACTTCTGGTGAGTCTGATGAAGGTGGTATGCCACCAATGTAAATGAATAAAATTATAACAAAAATCAGATATTTATTAAAAATTACATAAATAATTTTAGATAACATCGTTTTTGTTAAATTTTAAAGAAATATCTAATTAGGAGATTTAAAAATATGGCAAATACAAAACTAATTAACAAACTGCTGTTTGAATGCCTTAAAGCAACTTCTGAAGGGAAGATGAATAAAGCACAGCGTTTGTATGCTAAATGTTGGCATGATTCTTGGATCAATCAGTATAAAGCATTGAATGAAGCTGATGAATCTGCCGAAGACGAAGTTATCAGTGATGAATTTTCTGATGCCATTTTGGGTGATTATGAAGGTGAAGAGTCAAATAAATTTGATGAAGCACAAATCGCTCTTGATGAGTTAGAAGAGAAGGTTGAAGAATATTTTGATGATGACGAAGCAGAAGATGTTAAGCAAAAATTAGATGATGCTCGTAATGCTTTTGATGAATTAGCAGTCGTTGCTGAATGTGATGGTGAAGATTGTGATGAGTCAGAAAAAGAAGATGAAGCAAAAGTAATCGTTGATGACATTAAAACTGAATTTGAATCAAAATTAGGTGAGCTTCCTGAAGATGTTGCTGATATTTTTGTTGAAATTGAAGGAACTTTTGAAGGAGATGAAGCTCCTGCTGATGAACCAGCTGATGAGCCTGCCGAAGATGGTGAACCTGCTGTTGAAGAAGGTGTTGAAGATATGAATCTTGATGCTGAGGAAGTAGAAGAACCAGCCGAAGAAGAGCCTGCTGAACCAGAAGCAGAAGATGATAATGCTCCTGTTGATGATGAAGAATTAAGAGATATTATGTTGGATTTACATGATTCTCAAAAACAACTTGAAGATAAATTCGATGAAATCATCGGTGAAAAAGAACAAGTTGATGAAGAATGGACAAAATTAAAAGTAGAGCGTAACGGTGCTAAAAATGAAGAAGAAGGTGTTAAAAAACAATCTATGAATATTAGCAAAGTTAAAAAGCTGACTGATAAACCAGAGATGGGTGTTGCTAAATCAAATAGTGAAGGCAATTCTGCTAAAGCTCCGATTAAAGGCAATATCGGTCGTGAAAATAAAGGTTTAAACCAATACGAAAAAGTTAAAGTTGATAATAAGGGTTAATTATGGAAAAAACAGTCTTACAAGAAAGATTATGGTCTAAAAATGCAGCTCTTAATGTTAAGTTAGAGGAATCTGCTGGTGTCAGTGGAGAAAAACAAAAATATTATTATTTAGATGGTATTTTTCTTCAAGGTGAAATTAGAAATTTGAATGGTCGTGTTTATCCATTACACGAAATAAAAAATGCTGTATCTCATCTTAAAGAACAGATTGACACAGTAGGACCTGTTTTAGGTGAATTAGACCATCCTGAAACATTAGTAATTTCAGCTCATAATGTATCTCATATGATTACAGATATCTATATGGACGGTAATGATGCAAAAGGAAGAATGAAAATTATTCCTGATGTTCCTTGTGGTGCTATTGTTGAAGGCTTGATTAAGGCTAATGCTCCTATTGGTGTTTCTTCTCGTGGTGCAGGAAATGTTTCTGATTATGATGGTGAAGTAAGTGATTTTGAAATCGTAACGATTGATATTGTTGCTACACCATCTGCACCAGGTGCAAGACCAACCCCGATTTATGAACAATTAAAAGGGTCATCAAGAAATGAACAATTATTGAATAATTTTGAAAATTATTTTGCCGACCCTCGAAAGAAATTTAAACCTCAATTAGACCAAGATTTGAAGAAATTTATTGATGATTTCACAAGCTCTTGGCGTAAATTTATGTAGGAGAATTGATTAGATGAAAAAAGATTTAAAAAATCTATTAGAATCTCTTAACGTTACAGACGAAAATAAAATCGCTATTGCTAATTATTTGCAAGAAGCTGTTAAAGACATTAAAACACAATGTTTTGAGGAAATGACCAAAAAATATAATGTTGATAGTGCTAAAACAGTTGAAGCTCTTAATACAGTAACTAATAAAGTTATTGCAGAAGAGAAAAAGAAAGTTGATTTACACCGTAAAAAGTTAATCGAAATGAAAATTGCTCTTCAAAAAGATAGAGATAATCTTGATAAAGAATTGGCTGATAGAACTGCTGCTATTAAAGAAGAATATGCAAAAAAATTTGAAGATGCTAAAGCAAAAATCATCAAAGAAAATGCAGAATCTTTTAATGCTATGGTTAGTAAAGTTCAAGATTTTATTAATACTAATGTTAAGAACGAAGTTGCAAATCTGCGTTCTACTAAACACAAACTTCACGAAGCCATCGAAAATTTTGGTTCATTCATTACAGATCAAACACGTAAATGTGCTGAATTACACCGTAATGAAGCCAAAAAATATGATGCTTTGAAAGTACGTTTGGTTAAAGAAAATTATCAAAAAGTCGCTCAGGCTAAGAAAGATTTTTATAACGCTACCGCTGAAAAAGTTCAGACATTTATTAATGAACAAATGGAACGTGAAATTAAGAATTTCCGTGCTGATATCATTAATGCTCGTAAGAACGATTTCGGTGTTATGATTTTTGAAACATTTAAAAAAGCATTTGCAAAAGACTTCTTCAAAACAGATAAAGTTGCAAAAGGTTTACTCGAAAATGTTAATAAGAAAATTAACAAATTAGAGAAAACAGTTGAGAAACTTGATTCTGAAAAGAATACTTTGCTTGCTGAAAATAAAAACCTGTCTGTTGTTAAAGAAAAACTGATGAGAGAGAAAATTATTAATGAAGGTATTTCATTCTTATCAGCTGATAAACAGGCAATGATGAGAAACCTTTTAACAGGCACTAAAACTTCTGAATTGAAAGAATCAATTCGTAAGTACTTGCCAGCTATTGTTGATAAAAATCAGGCAATTAAAATAAATAATAATAGAATGTTAAAAGAAAATAAAACCGTTTTAACTGGTGCTGACAATAAGAAATCATCAAAAGTTGAAAATATTGATTCAAATATTGATGATGAAATCGCAAAAATTGTTGCATCTGCTAAATTCTAAATAATAGGAGATATATTTAAATGAAAAATATGATTTTAGAATCTACGGCTGCTTGGACAAAAATGTCAAACGAATTAGTTAAAGACATTAAATCTGCTTCTAAAGCCCGTATTACAAAAATTTGTTTGGAAAATGCTCGTAAAGAGTATTTGAAAGAAACAGCTTTGAATGGTACAACCGCTTCTAATATCGCTATTATCAACAAATTGATGATGCCGATGATTAAACGTGTTATGCCGACAGTTATCGCTCACGAGTTGGTTGGTGTTCAACCATTGACAGGTCCTTCTGGCTTGATTTCTACTATGAAATTCAAATATGACTCTACCTCTCCTGCTGATGGTACAGGTATTGTTCGTGGTCAAGAAGCTCTGTCTCCGTTCTTGCTTGGTGCTTGGTATTCTGGAAACGAAGACGTTGCTGCTCCTGATGCTGCTGAAACAGCTAATCTCGAAGGTGTTCAAGGTAATCGTATGTCTGTAAGCATTGAGAAAGAAGTAGTTGAAGCTAAAACTCGTAGACTTTCTGCTACATTCTCAATCGAAGCATTCCAAGATGCTCAATCTCAATATGGTGTTAATATCGAAAACGAATTAACAAATGCTTTGGCTAACGAAGTTACTGTTGAAATCGACCAAGATATTTTGGGTAAATTAAATGCTTTGGCTGGTTTACCAGTTGATACATTTGACCAAAATAAAACATCTGGTGTTGCTGTTTCTATCGTTGATGAGCACGCTGCTTTGGCTGTTATGATGAACCGTTATGCTAATAGCATTGCTCGTAAGATTAAAAAAGGTGCTGCTAACTGGGCAGTTGTTTCTAACTCTGTATTGTCTGTTCTTCAAGCTGCTGGTGCTTCTCAGTTTGCTCGTACA